AACATAAGTGATTCCATCAAGAGTTATTTACATAAAAACCAAAACAGACTGACTGACACTATTTTAAATATTGTTCAATCTGTTTTTAATATGAATCTAGTAACAGATGATTCTATCTTTATTGAGAAGCTTGAAAAGACATTAGATACTAAACCACAAACGCAAGCGTTTAAATCATACTTCACTAAAGCTTTAAATAGCTCTAAGAACGAAAATACAGCTCAACCAGCTTCTTCTACACAAAACAAAGTAACACGTAAAGAAATCGTTCCTACATGGCTTACAGAGGAAACTGATCTGTCTGACGACAGTTCACAAGTTACTGAGAGTGATAGCGAATTAGAAATGTATGCTGATCTATACAAAACAACAGATTGTAAATTAGATGCTGAAATTATAAACAAGCTATTAGCAAAAGGCTATTTAACTCCAGAAGACATTAAGAAAGAAATTGCATAAATTTCCCTAAAGTAAAATATCGGTAAATTTAATGTACAATGATGTGATTTTAATAAAAGCACAAGCTCAACAAATCCCTTAATAGCGTTGTTTTCTTTTATTAAGCACCTTCTGTATATTAAATTTACCTTATAACGGACATCGTAATAGTGTTATGGGTTAGTTGAGCTTTAGTTGAACTTTGCAAATGAGTGATATAACAGTGTTACCATTCAGTTCAACTCTAGTTCAATTAATTTCCTGTATTATAAAAATAATGGTTATAGCAAGGCTTTTCCTCTATAATGGACATATCATTGTCATGAGAAAGGGGAATTGTTATGACAGAAGATATAAATGAGTCTCAAATCCTTATGAGTGCTATAGAAGCAGGCGCACTACTTAACCTTAAAGATTCTACGTTGCGTAAGTACTGCCTCTTACTTCAAGACTCTGGCTATAGGTTTCATATAGACGAAAAAGGAAAACGGTGGTTTACAGAGCAGGATGTTATAATTCTCAGACGTTTTTTAGAGTATAATAGAACACCTGATATGACATTAAAACAGTGCGCGGATGCAGTAATGGTATGGATTGAAACGAACAATATAACGCTACGAGCAGTAGAAAAAGAGTCTCAAATGAAGCGTCATGAGGATGCTATAGAGAAATTACAGGAAACTGTAGACCAACAAACGCTACTGTTGAAAAAGTTAATGGAACAATTAGAGGAACAACAGCAGTATATCAATAAGCGTGATGGTGATTTAATGGCTGCTATACGCTCTATGCAAGAAACTTCTCAAAAACAAATTGCAGCTGCACAAGAAGAAAAGCCGAAACAAGGATTTTTTGCACGGCTCTTTAACAAATAAAAACTGTATAAGGAGAGGTGTTAGCAATGAATTTCTATTCGTGGAAGGCTGTTAGTGGAAATGTTGGGAACGTATACGCATTTGATGAGGAAGAAGCGAAAATAAAGGTAGAAGCTCTTTTTAATGTCGTAGTATCAGAAATTGAACTACTAGAAAAGGGAGTAAGTGTAGACCGTATTAGAAGAAAGTGATTATCATCCTATCTTTATGGAAATTCCATCGTTTAACGGTTGCTGTTTCGGTTTAGTCATTGCAATTAATTCTGCTACATCTTTTGTTTGTAAAATCCGTATATATTCACTGGATACGTTGTATTTATGATCGGCAACAATCCAAACAGCCGGGAAGCGTTTGACTCTAAAAGGTAAACACTCCCGCCATAATTCCGAATGTGCAAAAGCTTCATAACGTGCAATTTTCTGCTGCATGATTTTGGTTGTGTAATGTGTATTCTGTATTTCTACAAAGAAAGCAGATCCGCGCCAAAACTGCAAGATGTCTGGTCTTACCTCTACATTTTGAAATTGTGGTTCTACTGAAAAGTGTTTAAGGTCTTTTTCACCGTGTCTACGGATTTGTAAATAAAAATCCGTTATCTTAAGAAAGTGGTCAACCTTTTGACCATTTGTTTTTATCCGGGCTGGCTTTGGAAAATAAATATAAGGTTGCCGATTCATATCTGCTTCAATGTATCCTCTATCTCTTAACCTCTTAAGAACTTCATTAGCATGTCGAATAGGATTTTTAGTTTGGGAGAAAAATAGCTCACTTAATTGATCACGTGTCATAGCACGAAATTGTTGTAAGGCGTTAATAATATCTTTGTCCCGTTGTCTCATTTCAAATCATCCTTCCAAGTTTCATCATCTTGCCCAAAAATATCTTCAACAGTTTTATGGTCCCTGAATATTTCATTACTAATTCGAGGCGCTGAAGTAGGTTGCTTATTTGCGTATGGATTATTAAAGTTAGGTGTCATAAAAGGAGAAAGTAATTCATCTGCTATCTTTTCATCAAGATAAGGCGCTTGCAATTCAGTAAGGCCATTAATACTACGCATGATAAAACGTCCTTTTGTAACTAATTTATCCGCACCAGTAGTTTCAATAATGTTTGCTTCTCTTGCTGATCCAACGTGAAAACCCATCTTTGTAGTTAATTGACTACGTACGGTTGTATCTAAACAATCGCTTGTAGGTCTTTGTAAACTTGCTATTAAAAAGATGCCGTTTGACCTCCCCATAAATCCGATATCTTTCATAAACTCATCCGCTACTTTTTCACCACGTATCATAGCTATTTCATCAATGCATACAAGAATATAAGGCTGCTTATGTTCTGGAGGCAATTTATCAATATGATTAACACCAAACGTTTCAACTAAATCTCCACGTCTTTTCATTTCTTTTTGTACAAACTCTAGCATTTTAATAATGTGCTCTTTTTGACTAACCACACATTTTACATGTGAGACGTTTTTAAACATGTGAAATTCTGCTTGCTTACAATCCGCTAAATATAGGTGCAATTGGTCAGGTGTTTTAGTAAGCATTAACGTACTGAGGATAGAGCGAAGTTGTGTAGATTTACCTGAGCCTGTTTCTCCAGCAAGAAGAATATGAGGCTGTTCGGCTAAATCATAGTGGATCCATTGCCCGAACTTATCTTGACCACAAAGAATAGGAAGACGATGCACTTTAACGATATCTTTAATGTTTTTAAAGTTGTATTTAATTTCTTTAGGAAGACTTTTATTGAACAACGTGAGCGTAAAAACCTTATCCTCTCCCTTAAGTTCAATATTGTTACCGAATATTTGACGAAATACATACGAGCGTTTACGTAACTCTCCAGGATCAAATCCAAGAGGAAGAGAAAATACATAGGTAAAGGTTTCTGAATCCATATTTGTGCGCATATCAACAATGTTTGGATAGTGCCTTATTTGTTTGCCACCGCTATTTTTATACGAGTTGTAAATACCTCCTGCTGAAAAAGCTCTTTTCAAAGCCCTACGTGCCATTCTAAGTGTTTTTTTATTCTTCAAGTACTTTACTATTCTCATGATGCTAACCTCCATAAAAACAAAAGAATAAAGGTGAAAAATGTAGTAGGTAACAGAATACTTACAGCCTTTGAAATAATGTCCGCCATATGAGCTGCACCTTGGCTTGCAAAGTGGTTTTCCAATACATTGGACAAGATAGCAGTTAGACCTACTGCACTTACAAGAAAATAAGCTCCTGCCATTTCTGGTGACATATGAAAGAAGCTAGCCCAAGTAAACCCAAAAGAGTAAACAGGCATTGAATAAGCAACTGGTTTTCTCCATTTGTTATCCATGAAATCTCGGAAATTGATTGTTTGTACTTTCATATTGTTAAACCCCCTTAGATAATAAAACCTACACGTTTTGCTACACGTGTTTTTACACGGTTACTAACTACACGTGTTTACAAGCTTTGAAACTATGAAATAGTAAGCTACACGTTTTCTGTTAAGAGAAAAAGAAGAAACGAAAGTAAGTAGTGGAAATGACTTTACTTAAATGTATGATGGGCTGATTGTCTATGTTTACACGAATTTTTAAATATTTTTCAATCTAAATTAAATACTTTCGTATGGACATTAAAAACTTTTGAATAAAAGTTAAAAAGTTGGGCAAGCATGAGAGTATAAAGCGAGGTGTTAAATAATGTGGGGTACAGGCAAAAGACGGACAAAGTTAGGCAAATTTATTGATAGAAAAGGCTATTCCCAAGAGGACTTAATTTCCGCTTCAAAGGTCAATAGGACAACTATAAGTAAAATTTGCAATGATCCTAGCTATACTCCGTCCATGAGCACGGTAAAGAAAATAATGAAAGCAATAAGACAATTAGATTCTAATGCCAAAACAGATGATTTTTTTGATATATAAAGGAGAAATAACATGAGAAGTCTTTTAAAGAAAGGCGATAAAATAAGAAGGCTTAGTGATGGCAAGATATTTACATATGCGGGTAAAGATGATTCAGACAATGAAAACTACGGTCATGTAGAAGAAATGCTGGTTCCTGTATATCTACCTGATTTCGAGAAAGTGGAATAGAGATTCTCAAAATGAGAGTCTTTTTTTATATAGCTATCCATACACTTATAAGGTAAAATTAACCTAATAATACTACTATTGTCATGAATATGAGAGGGGAATAAGTGTGAGTAACTTTTTAAATAACGGAACAGAACCTTGTCCAAAATGTAAGAGTGAACGTATTATGTCGGGAACTATTGTTGGCAAAATTATTTTAGCAATTGTTTTATTTCTTTTTATAGGATCTTCTAACCTCATATCTGTGTTGTTATGGCCTTTATTCTTTATTACAATTCCAGCAACATTTTTTGTGCCGATTTTAGTTTTATTAGCCCCTAAAACTAATCGTTGTCGTGATTGTTCATTTGCTTGGAAGTCTCAAAAGAATAAGAAAGTTGTAATAGATCAAGCACAATAAAAAAAGCCCTGCTCAAGTGAGCAAGGCTTTTCGTCATTTATAGTACCAACCTTTTTCATCAAGGAATTGACGAACCTTCACAAGTACAAGACCACTTACTACAATTTCAGCACTTGGATTGCCGGTACCATGTAAGTTCAATTCACCGTCAAGAGCTAACGCCTTTAAGAAATCACGTAATTCTTTCTCCATTTTTGGATTTAGGCCACCAGTTAAGATTGTGACAGGAAGCGCTTCAACATCTTTCATTTGAACAAATCCACCACCACCAACAGCAAAAGCAGCATACGTATAGCCATATACACTAAATACAGTACCAGCTTTAAGTGTTTTCTGTTTACCCGCTAGGTTTGCATATTCATATACACCAGTATCAACTTTAGCTTTCACCTGGAAAGAATATTTATCACCCAAAGAAGTAACAGTAGGTAAATCTTCTTTTTCTGGTGCATTTAATTCTTTAACTAGTTCAGCGATTTTAGCTAGTGTTTTTTCTCCTGCTACCCCGTCAACAGTTAAACCGTTACGGGATTGAAATGCTTTAACTGCTTCTATTGTTTCATCACCATAACTTCCATCATCAGCGAAGCGAGGAAGTTTTTCACCTAACTTAATTAGGTTTTGCTGCAACTCTTTTACGCCTAGACCGCTATCCCCTTTTTGATAAGAAGAAGGAGGGTTTGCATCCCCTATAACTACTACACCTGAATCGATACTTTTAAAGAAAGAAAGATCCATTTCATTAATATCTACATTCCCGCTAATCCCTTTTACTTTACCTGAGTCCGTATATTGAAACATTGCCCACTTATCCCATACATCAGAGTTACCAGGGTTAGTAAAACCAATAGTACGTTTAGCACCAGCTGCATAACGTGCTACCCATAAAGGATATTTAGACATAGCACTTGTAAAGTTACCTAAGAAAGAAAGTCCAGCATAAAGAATACCTGTAATACCTGTTTTCTTTTGAAGATAGTCCAACCATTTTAAACCGAATGCATTTACTTGGGCCTTTGATTTTCCTTTGTTTTCTTCCAAATCCAAGCAGTGCGGTAAGTCAACTTTCATTGTACCTAATTTATCCAAGAAGAAATCAACTTCTTTAATTGGATCATTGTCTGCAAGTGCATAGTGGTAAAATCCAACACGTAACCCTGCATTTTTAGCGCCTAAATAGTTTTGGTATGCTGTAGGGCTAAGAAAACTTGTTCCTTCTGTGAGTTTAATATAAACACCTTTTACACCATCTGAAGCTACTTTTGTCCAGTTAATTGTTCCATTATGATGAGATACGTCAATTACCTTTACATTTTGAGTGCTGCGGTTTTGCATATCGTTTCATCCTCTCAGTTTTTTGTATATAAAAAAGCCTCTGCATAAGCAGAGACTGAGTTTTATTTTTCTTCCATTTGCTCACGAATATCTTTAATTTCTTCTTGCATTCCAGATACACTTTGTTCAATTTGTTTTAGCGTATCAGTTGTACGTTCCACATGACTCATCAATCTATCTTCACGTTCTTTAGATTCCTTTGTCACTTTAAATAGTAACCAAACAAACAATAAAGCAAATGGTCCATTTTGGGCAAGTACAGTCCAAACTTGTTCTTCACCTAGCATCATTCCCACTCCTTGTTTTAGGCATAAATAAAAAGAGGACTAAATTTAGTCCTCCTTTTTATACCAAAGATATATTTTATTGTGTGATTCCCTCGATACGACTTACCTTTTAAATTAAGAATCAGTCATTTTTATTTCTTCTCCTCATATTTTGAAGAGATATCTTACCTAAGAAAAAACCTGTTAATAACCAGTAAGCAGAACCTTGAATTGAAACAATATAAGCTTCTTGAGTTACACCTATAATAATAAAAACCAATGTTAAAATTAATAAAAATACTGCTTCGTTATAATTACGTCTAATATTAATTAATCCATAGTAAATTATAGATAATATGAATATAGCCCATAATAATAATCCAACATATCCTATTTCTACAAGAAGTCTTACATACATATTATCAGCCTTTAAAGTAAATCCTCCCACAACCTCTTGCATGAAACCTTTCCCATTTCCGAAAATAAGCCCCATAGTGTCACTATGACTTAAAAAACCCTTCCAATTATTCGCTCTGTAACCAGCGCTATAACCAAATCTATCAAATCTATTAAGGATAGAACTTACCATAGTGCCAATCATTTTATAACCTAGAGGGATTGCAAAAACCAAAAAACATATGGAAATGAAAATCTTTTTGAAATTCCATTTTCTTTTTAGTGCAGAAAATCCTAAATAAAGAAAGATAACCACACCTAAACCCAGAATTCCAGTTCTTGAAATAGTGGAAATTGTCATTATTCCTGAAAGGAAAGCACCTATAGTTAAGGTGAACTCATGTATCCTCTTTTTTGATGTAACCCCAAAATAAAGCAACATCAATGTCATTATTAAAAATAATATCCCTGACTGACTTGGATTTTGATTACTAATAATGCCTATTCCATAATACCCTCTAATATTTCCACTTAAAAGTTGGTACAATCCCCATAATATTGAAATAATTGAAACGAAAATGAACCCTTTTTTAAACTTGTTTTCAAATGGGGCGTAGTTTCTAACAAGATAGAAACAGGCTATAAGATACAAAAAATACTGTATCTCTTTTATAAAAAATAATAGGTATACAGGGGCGATCTTCCCAAAAATCACACTCACAATAGTTATCATCATACTATATCCTAAATAAGCAGTAAGCGTGTTAAACGGGAGTGGCACCCATTCAAATGTAGTTTGTCGTTTAAATAAAACATTAAAGAACAACCCCAACGTGATAAAAACAACTAAAAAATCATCTAAACGAAGTTTCATTCCCCCGAAAGAAACACTTGGTATTAAAAACAAGCTTATTACTAACCATACGACCAAATAGCTAATCATTTTATCCTTTAAAATAAATAACAAAAAAAAGAATAAAACACCTATACCTACAGTTGTTAAAGTTAACAAAGCTATGTATGGATTTAGCGATATACAAAATCCAACAATGGCCGATACTATAATTGCGTATAGGTATATAGATGGAACTTTCCACTTTATGATGTTCATTTACAAGTTCAACCCCTCCTATTTTCTAGGATTAGTTTACTACATCATGAAAAAACTGTAAATCACATAAAATTAAAAATATAGTTCTTTTTTATCATTTTCATAGAAATAATGTTTTATATACTATCTTTACAATCAACTAAACCAGCAGAATAATCCTTATATTAAAAGTCACCCCGAAGAGTGACTCATTTCTTTTTCTGTTTTCTCTATAACCTTTTTACTTAAAGCTTTATTATCCGTGCGCTTTCCAATCGGTGTCTAATACATGCGTTGTCCCTGTTGTTAAACGTCTCCAAAATGCGATAGTGTTGTCTGTTCCTTCATTCCAAACAATGTCACCTTTTTCAAAGTAACCGACTGTAGGCACTGTACTACTTGTAAGTCTTTTGTGTTTGTTGGAAAACTTCATAGGAGTTTGGTAGATGTTAGATTCAATTTTAACTAGGTTTAAGTAATTGAAAACTTGACCAACCATCGAACTCCCCGTTTGTATTTTATACTTAATGTACTTAACAACTCCGTTAGGGAATACAGGAATACCCGTACTTGCGATTCCCATGTAGTTCCCGAACCCGTAAGCTCCTGTTGTAGTACTGAAACTACCACCGGATAAGGCCGTGAAATTAGTCTGTTCAGTAAGTAAAAGATTTTTACCCGCGTCATATGCGTATAGATAAATAAAGAACAAACTTTTATCTGATTTAGCTACAATACCGAAAGGGTTTTTCAACTCAATTAAATCTGATTCAAAAAGCACTTCGTTAGACTTCGCAATTGTTAAGTCATATTGATTTTTAGTTAGCGCTGATACAGGAAAATTATTGGAGTTAGAGTTAATACTAAAAAATAACTCTTTTTTATGAAATGAATCTAAATTACACACAACTTGATTATTAAACCCATTGTTTACAAAAGATGTACTTACTGTATCCCTCAGATAGGAATAAGCTGTCTCTAACCAACTCCGGTGAACTATATTATCACTAGTACCGGCAGCGAATGTAATGGTATTAGTACCTTCCATACGAACATCATAAAAGTGATTGGAAATACCTTTATTTATTGTTAGCTTAAACCCTTCAAGCATTGTACCGTAGAAAATGTTGTTATCATGGTGGAAGTTCCCATCTAAAGTTACAGTGGACATTCTACCACCAAAAAATTTATTTTCGTTTATCCATCCTGCTTTAGTACCTTCTGAAGCAAATCTCAATGTGTCTATCTTACCTAAAATGAAGGTATTATAAGCTGTAAATTCCTTTTTGGAATTATCGCCATGTGCGTAGATCTCCAATTCTTTAGCTTTAATTACTTCTATTCTTGATGAATTAAGCCCACTCAATCTTAATAACCCGCCTGCTACGTTAGTTATTTTCCAATTACAAGGTGCAAGATAAGAGTTGTAACTAATGTCTAACGTTTTCCCTGTTGCTAATGTAATTGTTCCGTCAAAGATGATATGTTTGATACCATCAATTGAAACGTCTACGCTACAATAGTAGTTACCTTTCGGTAAATACAAAGCCATATCATTAGCTTTTGCGTAAGTAGCAGCGTCTATTATTTTTTGGGAATCATCTGCTCCTGTTGTTCCGTTCCAATCACCTTTGGCACCAAAATCTTTAACGTTTATACCACGTTCTGAAAGAGAAGTAGAAAGACTTCTTGGAGAATTTCCTAATTCAGACAAAACCCCGATTTTATTCGCTTCAGAATCAATTCGCTGTTTAATAGTTTGAAATATATTGCCGTCTATACCTACCCTAGCTTGCACAATTTCAGTATTAGAATTTCCCGCGTTACTAGCAATCGTATTGACCTGGTTTTGTATATTGTCAGCCTTGCCACTGACTTCTTTAATATCATTCTCAATATCTTTCATGTTTTGATTATCAATAATCCGAGCCTCTTTACTCGCATTATTAGTCTTTTGTCTATAAGGATATCTCAAGGTATATCACCTCTTTGTTATTTTCTAATTTGATGGAACTTCAGGTGTTGTACCTTCTTCAACAGGCTGCACAATAGGGACGATATCAGGCTTCATCCCATTTAATACAACCTTGTAGTTATTAGCATTTTCTTTTAAAGCGTTGGCTAGTTCCTCGTCTACAATAAAAAAGAAATCAGCAGGTTCATTTCTAACTGCTGGTATTCCTACTTCACAGGTTGAAAGTTCACCATTTTCTTTTACAGTAACAAACACTTGAAACACAACTTTTTCCTCCACTACATCCAAAATGGTTCCCACCTTATCCACGTAACCAGCAACGAATTTTACGAACATTTACGGATTTACCAGCTACATTGCTTTTCAAACGAACATAGACACTACGTAGACCTCCTGTAGGCTTCCCTACATCAACAACAAAATCTTTTCCAAATACAGCATAATCATTTCCTATGCTATGGTCTGTATAGAAGGAAACATAGTTTGTATCACCTGTTATTCCAGAGCCATCTATGTAGATATATCCGTTTCCCCCATCCTCAGCATAGAAAGCGAGGTTCATATATAAATAGCGTGAAGTGTGTCTAAATGAGAAAAAACCCGCATCACCTTTATCTGTATTGGTAGTTGTCCTCCATCGCCCTACCTCTGTCACACCATTTGATAAATGAAAAGGTGTAGCTTCATCGACTGAAAAATCCCAGTTCGCATAGCCATCTTCAATTAATGCAAATCCATCAGCACGTTTAATAGTGATAGCACCTTTTGCGATATAAAGACCAGCAGAAGTTAACCGAACAAACTTTTCAGCGTCATCTGGACTTAGAGCTTTAAGTTCTACACCGTCCCAATAAAAGTAATTTTCCTCACCTATAATTTGAATATTATTTGTTTTAATTTGTCCTGCTGTTAGTAGGTTAGTAACAACCCCATCTGGCGTAATAGCATTAGGAAATGTTACACCTCCATCAGTAGTAACACCAATACCACTAGAACGATATACAACAAAACGGTTATAATCGTTTGGATCGCGCGCTAAAATACCCATTCCCTCTGGATATTCCAATTGAGTTAATGAGTTGTTCAGGGCTTCTGTAGCTTTTTTAACTGCTTCACTATAGACATTGTTTTTTAACTTCCCTTTACGAGAATCAAATACCTCATCCATCTGTTGCTTAACAGCATTAAAAACAGCATCACCATAGGTTTCACGGCTATTACCTAGTACAATCGTTGGTGACTTATCCATTTCTGGATATTCATCCATTTCCATGATACGAACATCCAATATCTTCAAATTCAGCTTTTCTACGATGTAAGGGACACTATCACCATATCTAACTAAGGGAATAGGACCACCCATTTTAGCTAAATCTGTTAAGGTCATACTATGACTGATTTGTATCTTGTCGTTTAATGCCTTTTTTAAAGATTTTACTAAGGCTGTAGATGTTGTAGCATCATCATCTTGAATTGGTGCTTGTGGCCTAATCCCGTACTCACTAGCTAAAGGAGAAGTATAGTCTGCTACTACTGTATAAATTTCATCATCTTTACGTAAACGATAGGTTTCGAACGTTTTTAAATCTTCAGTATCTGAATAACGAACCCACCCGCGAGAAGTGTTTTTACCAGTACTAGGTGTATTTTTACCATCATCACCTTTAAATGTCGCTAAAATGGTATGAGGTTGTTCTGGAGCATCCCGGAACAATTCAACACTTTTGACTGCTGTTTCTTTACCCCATGTGCTCAATGTGGCAGTTTGATCACCATCTAGTTTAAACTCCCACTCTCCGCCTGTAGGATCTTGCAAATACCAGAATCTAATCCCTGTACCGTACCATTGCATTTGAAAAGTAGCACCTACATCTTTTGTATACCAATAAGGGTCCGAGGTATCTTCCCAAGTGCCTGTTCGGTTTTGGAGGTTTTTAGATTCACCTTTCAAGATGTCTTTTTCCGTGTACTCTTTTCCATATCCCTTAATATAAGTACAGAGGTTACGACTAGAACCTTTAATAGTAATGTCAGATATATTATGTTTCGAACGGTAAGGATAAGCTGTCTGTGAGCCTATACGGTTATATAAACGTATGTCCTTATCAACTACTTCAAACTCACATTCAAATGCATCTAACACTTTGTTAAATAAAGCAAGTGGATAATCAGAACCAAAGCTTTCTATTTTTTCACTATCGAATGAATCAATAACTGAAAAGGTGTAATCTACACCACTTAGAATATAATCCATATAGCCATTTATAGAACGGTCCATATCAGCTAATGTATGATATACATAGTCATTCATCATATGAGTGAAAAATTCATGCTCAGCTGTTATAACTAAGCCTACCGAATCACCAATTTCAATTTTATCTAAATCCTTTACAACATAATTCACATCATCATATTCTATAAAAGATTCATATTCGACCAAATCAAAGGCAGCAGCATTTACATCATTTCTAAACACAGAAAAGGAAATGGAATTTAGGTTGTTAACCTTCCATTTCCTCACTAAATCTTTATTATAATCCGTTAACCGCTCTTTTTGAGTTTTGGCTAGGTTCCAAACAAACAAAACTCCACCTCCTTAGTAATAATAAAATCTATTAATAAATTTCACTTGTGAAATACCACTGTTTCTAGAAATGTCATTGTAACCAGGATTCAATGTAATTAATCCGTAATTGGTTTTTAACCCTACACTTGATCCACCTAGTAAGGTTTGAACACCATTCAATTGAAACACCTGTCCTGCTACTGTTGCGCCTCTATATGTCCAATCTTCGCCTGTAGTCAAATTAGATAAGCTCATATAGATATCACTAGATGTTTGTGCTGCTGTTACTTCAATAATCAAAGGGTATTTTCTAGGATCTATGGCTACATCACCAGCGTTGTAATATTTAAAATCGCTTGCTGTTTGAACATAGGAAACAGGATCATCAGGCAACCCTTGCCCATATTGCCAAATTACACTGTCATCATCAGTGAAAGAATTTTCTGTAGTCCCTATAGATTCACTAAAAGCATAATCAGACATAAATTCAATTTCGAAACTAGCAACAGTAGGGTTTAACCTTGTAAGGTCATAAGATGAATTAACTTTAACTTTCCAGCGTTTTCCCGGTTCACGATTATCTACAATGTACATAAAGTCTAGTCCATTAAAGAGCCTATATACCGCATTTCGGGTAAGATAATAATCATATTTGTCATAAGAAAGAATAGCAAAAGTAACTTTCATTGTCCGACCATCTAAGGTAGTTCCTAGTGTGTTAGTACCATGCTGTCTTTCTACCGTTTCACGCTTGTGTTGCGGGGAAGGAGAAGAGACAACAAAATCAAGCGTTTTAACACCTAAACTTTCAATATCAATTAATTCGAAATTAGATGTATAGAAATCTACCCTCATTTGCGTCCCAACCTTCCGCTATGCTCATTCATTTCTCTTCTTAATGCATCTTTGACAATATTAATCATTTGAAGTGCATCCTGTTGTGTTCCTGACCCACTGTAGTTCAAAGTAATATTAATACTTGAATTATCATTACTGTTCATTACAGAAGAATTTGAAGTCTTTTTCATTAAATCTTTAACGCTTGGGAATACAACCGTACCTCTTGGTAAATCAGAGAATAACGTAGGGATATTAGGACTAATGCCAAGTTGACCATTTGGAAGTAAGAATGGTTCGTTTACTCCACCGTCACCTAAAACCGCACTCCCTCCATTGTGGAAGTTCGTACCGTTCGCGTACCAGTTATGACTTTTCCACCAACTCAACGCGCCACCAATACTCTTATAACGATCTTGAATATATTTAATACCCCACCGGATGTTATTCACCGGATCAAATGGATTACCTTTGTAGTTGAAATGTTTCAACTGCATTAATCCTTTTGCTGTACCGTCAGATGTTGGAGCACCAACTGCCCTAGGATTACCAGTTGATTCTTTTTGAATAATCCAATTCAATCCATTTCTCCAAGCATCACCTGATACTCCCGCTTTAGCCATACCTGCAGCAATCCATTGAGCTAAACTTCCTGTAGGTGCCGATCCACCACCGCTTCCACCGGGTGCAAAAAAGTCAGCATGCACATGGTCTGTATGTGGGTTTACCCCACTATAACTGCGCCATTTTTTACCCATACCAGGACCAGCTATACGATGATTGTAAATAACATATTGCAAGTTACTTGCTGTTTTACGTAACCATTCCGCAATGCTTGACATTGTGCCGGAAGAACCCCCGATATCAAAAGCTTGCCCGAAAGCATGCATACTTTTTGAGCTTCCACCACGAACATTACGATTGTTATAACCACCCATGAAATGAGTTTTACCAAAACGATTTTTAACAAGGTTATACCATTTTTCAACGTATGGTTGCATACCACCATAACCAGAACCAGGACCAACCACACCTGATGTACCTTCACCATCAGAACCGAACATGGACATCCAACTATCAATCAATCCCTGCACTTTATCTTTAGCTAGGTTTTTAACATAGGTTAAGGGGCTTCCGCTTCGTTTAGTGAACCAATCAGGTAGCACCTTATCTGTCAATCCACCTACTTTAGATAAAGCTAAGTCCCACATCGCTTCAGGACCTTCAGTAATTTTATCGAAGTAATCACCAACACCTGTTGCATAAGCAGGAAGTTTACCTGCGAAACCGTATTTCTTTAATACTTGTTCTGTACGATGGTTAGGTAAAACGGAAGAACCGGGTTCTAATTTTCTTAACTCAGGGCCATTGGAGCCTGACAAATATGTACCCTTACTAGGTTCATGAATTAATTCTCGACCTTGCTCTGAAGTCCAAGCCCAACCACCTGGATGCTTTCCGTTTGGTGTACCAGTAGCACGACCACCAGCGTTTACATCATAACCACCTGAATTATCACCTTTTTTATGAGTTGTAGAACTTTTAGAAGAAGATTTGACACCAAAAAGGTCATTAAGCCAATCCATGCCTTTTTTAACTTTTTCGGTCATTTTGTCCCAACCAGTTTTAACTTTACCAGTTTCCCAGTCAATCTGATCAGCGTGTCCTTTTGCTTGCTTCTTAGCTTCTTTAACTACTTTGTTATGCATATCTGTAGCAGCAGAAACAGATTCATCACGGCTTTTCTTAGCTTCTTTTATTAACTTTCTAGCTTGGTCTGCTGTGATAGTGCCTGTGACATCTCGCATATACTCAATCTGCTTAACAGTATCCTTATACTGCTTAGTCGCATGAGCTACCGACTCATTTTTTTGTTTCAATGAGTTTTGGACAACTTTAGCAGCTTGACGTGCTGTAATTTTACTTGCTTCATTTTCTAAACGTCCTAGAATCATTTTTTGTTCTGCTTCACTTTTACTCATGGTTTGAACAGCTGTTACACGCATTTGCTCTTGAATACCATTGATAGTGATACGTTCCGATTCTGTAAGAGAACGCTTTTCATCTTTAGCTTTATTTAAGATGGATTTAATCTTATCTTCATATCCTTGAACTTTAGCTCTTTTCGCTTCGTTATCCTGATCCATACCAGCAAGTATTTTCGCTTCTTCTGCATCCGTTAATGCTGCTGAATCAGAAAAGAGCTTTTGTGTTTTCGCTAACTGCTGTGTATTCCGGCTATCTAAAGAAGCTAAGATTTTACTGCCCATAGCATCGTACTTACCTACGAGAGTATTCATATTAGAGTCAGTAATAACTTGCTGTTTAGCAAACATGTTCGTAAGAGACATTGAAGCATCATTATCTAGTTTCATATAAGCGTTAACTGCTTTTTGTGTGCCCTTAGATACACCTTCACCAAATAAATCAGCTTTCGGAATTGTTTCATCCATTACACTTTGAACCTTTTTAATGCCACCTACAACACCCATTAAGGCACCAGACACAGGATTCATATAAACCAATGCTTTTGCGAAAGGATTTTTATTAAGCGTATTATTCACAGTGTCCCAATTCTTATAAAGCGCAATTCCACCAGCTGTTAATGCTGCAACAGCTGCAACAGTTAATCCAATTGGTCCTGTAACAACCGCTAATGCTCCACCTAATAAACCAACACCACCAGCTGCACCGCCAGCTGCAATTCCCATTGCGCCCATTCCAGTGGTTAAAGCACCCAATCCTATAGAAGCTGTACCAACAAAAGAAAGTAAGACTCCGCCTACTGTAACGATTCCTAAAATACCGGTTGCTACTGCACCACTTAAAGCAATGGTTCTTTGCATACCTGGAGAAAGATTATTGAATCCATCTACAATCTTTTGCAGACCACTAACACCAACTTTAACAATTGGTTCAAGTGCATGACCTACAGAAATTTGAAGGGTTTCAAATGAACCTTTTAACTGTTCAATTTCTCCCTTTAAGTTATTCATTTTCTCAGTAGCTACTTCTTCGGCTGTCACATTGCCCATTGCTTTTTTGAAGTCAGTAATACCTTTTGAGCCTTCTTTGTAAAGGATGTTACCTGCACGTACTGCATCAGAACCAAAAATAGTCTGGAGCGTTGAAGCTCTTTGTTGAGAGGTTAAGTCCTTCATTGAATCATGAAGCAATCCTGCCAGCGTTGACATGTCTTGGATTTCACCGTTTGCTTTGAAGAATTTATTTGCTCCATCTTCAGTCATGATTCCTAAATCAAAAAGAGCTTCACGTGCACCTTTTGTAGTAGGTTGCAAGTTAGCAAGCATTGTTTTTAAAGATGTACCCGCATCAGAACCTTTTAATCCGTTATTAGCAAAGACTCCTAAAGCTGCATTTGTATCTTCGAAGTTAAGGCCGACACCATCAGCAACAGTACCAACAGCTGCAAGTCCGTATTGTAATTCTTCAACAGAAGTTGCTGAAGCGTTTGCTGTACCTGCTAAAATATTTGCTGCATCAGCTGCAGCCATCCCATCTTTTTTAAAAGTATTAAGACCTGTACTCATAATTTCGGCAGCTTTAGCAAGATCAAGACCACCGGCTGTAGCTAAACTAAGAGCCTGTTGTAAACCACCTGCTTGGATTTGTGCGGGAGTTAAACCAGCTTTAAGTAATTCTTCGATACCTTCAGCAGCTTCAAGACTTGAATATTTAGTTTTACTACCCATATCCATAGCCAAGTCTCGCATCTTAGTCATTTCATCAGAAGAAGCACCTGTTAAAGCTTTAATTGAAGAAAGTTGCGCTTCAAAATCCATTGATTTTTTAGTAGCCATACCAAGTCCAGCACCAACTGCTAAAGTAGCTGCACCGAATGAAGCAGCCATACCAGAACCTGCAGCCTGCGCTCTACCACCAAAATCCTGCATTCTTTGTCCAGCGTCCTGAGCTTTCTTTCCTAGCATGTTCCACTTGTTAGATTGTTGTTCAATTTGATGGTTTACACCCTCTAAAGCCTGTTGGACTTTTTGCATTTGAGCGTATGATTTGCGGTAACGAATAAGCATGTTTTCCGCTTCTTTTGAATCTTCGCCCTTTGCACGTGCTAACTCATCATAACGACGTTTTAATTCACTTACTTTTCCCTGCTGGATTGTAAATTGTTGTGTAAGGTTGTTTGATTTAGACCTTAATTGATCCATACTATTACCGAACGTACCAAAACCTGCATCAGCAGCTTTTAAATCTGAATCAAGCAACTTTAGTCTACGATTTGCATCAGCTATATTTTTGGTAAAGGAACCACTATCTAAGGAAAGGTTAACGCGCAGATTTCCAACATCACCTGTTGCCAATTACTCCACCTCCCTAATTACCAAATTTGATCAATGTACACTTTTTTCTCTTCTGTAAATAACTCCAAGAAAAAGTGAATATCCATTGAATCAAGTTCATGAAGCTTATAACCTTTTTCTTGCATAAGGTCCCGGTACAAAGTTTTAAAGTCTTCATATATTTCATCAGGGTGTGGCAGGTTTTTGATTCTCGCTTTCTTGAACAGGCTGCGCATTAACTTTTATGCCTTGTACACGTTGTAAGAACTCACCGATTTTAGCAAAATAACTATCTTCAGAATCAGGATCAATTTCTAAACCTTCATGAAATTGATCAATTGTAAATTGATTTTTATAAGAATCACAAATAAGCTGTACAATTTCATCTAATTCTTCACCAGTTGGATTACCAAAGTCGATACGTCTATTCATATCTAAATACTCACGATAAGTAGCACCTGTAATACGTGGTTTACCAAATTTCTTTTCTTGTCCATCAATAATTAATGTTAAATTCATTTTGTTTTCCTCCCAAAATAAAAGAGACGGGCATAATAGACCGTCTCTCTTTTATCATTTTTTTAAAAATTAAGGTGTTGCTACTAAATCAGCCATATCTACAACTTCATCTAACCAACCATCAACTAAACCAGCTGGTAAACCAGTTGCATTGCTATTTGTTTCAATCTCTGAAACACCATCAAAATCACGTTTAGCAAATTTACCTGTAATTGTACGTGTTTGGAATTCTACAGATTCACCTTTTGTTTGGAACTCTTGGCTTGGCACTTGGAATTTCCCTTTATATAACCAAACAAGCTTATAGCTACCATCTGAGTTTTCAGATTCAAAGCCAATTGCTACATAAGGAGATTGGTCTGTAGCTTTACGAATTAAAACACCAGCACGAATTTCATGACCTAATACATCTGCTTGAACAGCTAAAGGAATATTAGAAACGCCTAGTTCTAATTCTGTTTCTCCTGTACTTGTTGCTACTTCTGATACACCATCGTCAGTGTATAAAGAAGTACTAGAGGAATTTCGGTTAATGTTTGCTGAAATCGCTGGAGCGAATTTCTTTACAGCGTCATATGTAACGCCTGTTGCATCATCTTTAGTTAATTTTGAGTAGACAAGATTTCTTAAACTAATTGTAGTCATTTAGTATTCCTCCTATTTTTGAACAAAATAAAAACGCATAGCCTTGTGATAGACCTGCGTTTCACTCTCATATAAATCAATAGCACTTCTTCTTATAAACCCGGCATCAATTAACGCTTTCTTAGACTGTTCAACTAGGTTTGTATATAAATAACCATCTTTTGTCCATATATCTACTTGGACGTAATGGCCTGTATACTGTTCTGTATCATCAGCATCGAGCGCTGAATTTTCACCGTATTCAAAGAAAGTAATATATGTTGTAGATGCACCGTTATAGCTCATTGGATAAACTGGATATCCTAAAGGTTTAAGTGCATCCATAATAAGTTTATTAATGCTCATAGGCTTAACTCCCTGCGGATAACATCAGCCATAACTTGTTTTATTCTATTTCTAACAGCTAAAAAAGCTGGTTCTATAAATGGTTGTGCATCCATATTGACAGTTCCATACTCAAGAAAACGTGTGTAGAAAAAGTCTTTATGTGGCCCAACATCAATATTCCCTTTAACAACTTCTGAAAGAATAATACTTTCTGCTAAATGTCGTTTATTAAATGTGGATCTTGGAGCGCGTCTTTCCATTTCCCTTTGCAAAATTTCTGCTCCGGCTTTTAACGCTTTTTCTTCAATTCGTTCACCAATAGTACCCATTGTTTTTAAACGATTCATTAGCTCTTGCATTCCATTTACATCCATACTCATTACTGCTTCAACTCTCTCACAATAATGGTTAAAGTCTTATTTAATTCATCATCATTGATAATAGAATCAATTTCGAATACACGATTTTTAAATAAAATACGCATATCTTCATTAATGTCTGTGATATAACGAATGACAAAGCGTGAAGTATTTTCATTGTTCGTAGTAGCAGCTTGGTAAAATTCACGTCCTTGCAAAGTCTTAATCATGGCCCAAACGCTTATTACATCCTGCCACCCTTCAACAGGAAAGCCATTTTCATCTTGATCTGAACTTTTTTGTTGAAATGTTATTTTATGTTTAAGTTTACCTGGATTCATCAACATACCTCCTTAAAGCAAATTAATAGAGTGCATGTCTAGAATACTTTGAACTACTACATTTGCAGCTACCTTATCAGTTTGAAAAGTAAAGATTCTATTCTCGTACATTTCATTAGCAAGGATCATTAAAGCCATAGTTAAATCTTCTTTGGTATCAATTTGATCATCAGATAAACCAGTATAGGATTTAATATAAGACTTTACAGCTACTAATATATTGGTGAATGTTTTTAGGATTTCTGGATCTTCATTGTATTCATGAGCATATTCCATTAAATCCTTTATGGTTACTTCACTAATTTTCATTAGTTTTCACCTTTCTTTTAGACTTTACCTCTTCGATATAACCCGCTGCTAATAGATCATCACGAATAGCCTTGTCTTTGATTTCCGTTTCTTCATCCTTGTACATAGTTACAAGTCCAGAGAAACTTACTAATGCTTTTACTTTCAAAGCTTCACCCCCTCAAAAAAGAAGGTGGAAACCCACCTTCATATTAAGATGCTTTCATAGTTAATAGAGCTAGTTTTTGTGGTTCAACAATTTTAGAATCAGCTTCTACATAACCAACTACACCTACAGCATGTTGAGTTGCATATTTCTCATTTAAGATCTGTAATTCAACATTTTGAGCTAATTTAACATATAGACCGCTCATATCACCGTAAGCAATAGCTTTTGCGCCTAGTGCAATTTGAGGCATACTTTCAGTGATGTATACCGGTTTACCTAATAAAGTCCAACCAAATCCAGTTGTAGCATCTTTATTTAATAAGTAATTACCGTCACCATCTTTTAATTTACGAATAGCTTTAAAAGTATTTTTGTGCATGATCCAAGAAGCTCCTGCTTGGTATACTTCTGGAACAGACATTTGTAAATCAATTAACTCATCGGCAACGATTGCAGTACCACTAGCAGTAGTAACTGCGCTATTTGCTGATAAAATACCAGTCATTTTACCGTTAGTGCCTACGATTAACTCTTTTTCTAAGAACTCTGCAATAGCACTTGCTACTTTAGTGATAACAAATGAAAGTAAGTCAAAGTCTGTACGATTCATTAAAGACTTTGAAACTTTAGCCAAGCAGCCTACAATGAAGTTCTGTAGCTTAACAGTAGTGAATTTACCAGTACCTTCTGTAAGTTCTGTTAAATCATCTACATAAGCAGCACCGATTGAAGAAGAAGTTTCATCATATACAGGGAAAACTAAATCTCCGCCTACATTATAGATAGTAGCCATAGAGTAAATTGGAGACAGTTCTTTTACTTTTTCAATGATTTTGTTAGCAATGTGTGTAGGGATTACACCGCCATTGTTGGCAACGTCTAAAGCACGTTCCTCACCACGTACAAATTTAAGAAACTTTTCTTCTTCTAAAGCACGTTGCTCTTCTTCTCCAGAAGTCTTTTTAGTTTCTTTTTTCTCGATACTACGAGATTCTTCTTCAGCTACTAAAGTTTTATCAATTTGAGCAATGTCTTTTTTGATTTGATCAAAACGATTACTTTCTTCATCTGTGAAAGCGCGTGTTTCTTGTTTTGATTTCGCTACAAGTCCGTCCATTTCATCTAACAAACTATTACGTTGCTCTAATAGGGTAGGCATTGAACGAAATTCGATTACTGGCTTTGCTAATACATTGATAGGGTATGACATTAGTGGTTTCCACCTTTCAATTTCAAAATTTCAATTTCTTTTTCGTAAACAGAGTAATCAATAACTGGATTTTCTCTTTTTTCTTCCTCTTGCTTCGTAGTAAGGTCCTCAATTTCAGCTCTAAATTCATCACTCCGTTGCTCAGAAACAACTTGTTCTTCACCTCTGGCCTCAATAGATGTAGCAATATAAGCTGGTGTTTTGTCTAAGATTGAAACCTCAATAAGATCAATATCACTTAGATAACGTAAAGAAATCCCGTCTTCACCGTCTTGCCAATCTGGTTTTAAATCAATAAAACCGAATGACCAGCCCCTGAGCTCTCCATTCTTTGCCTTTTCAATAACAGCATCATCTGAAACCGTAGCAATGGCACGTAAACCAATGTTGTCTTCGAATAATTGCAAGTTACCTTCTTGAATGGACCCAAGTTTCCTGTTTGGATCATGGTTGAAGCGTAACTCTACGTTATCTGCTTTTCTTAATGCTTTTTCGAATGTTTTCGGCTTAATCTTTTCTTTAAACCGTCCTCTAGGTGAGGGAAGCACACGGCTTTCACGTTCGACAGCATTCACATAACCATCAAGCAATACTTGATTCTCCCGGATCTCTATTCTCATTTTCCTCACCTCCCTTCAAAGGGTCTTTACCATCCATAGTGCTGGATTTGTCTGTATTAGGTGTATAGATTTCTTTTGTAACCGGATTGTAGAGAACATCTTGTAACCCTAACTTAATGAAATTAAGACCAAGTGGCGGTAAATTCTCTTCGTAGCGCACTTCATCAACTTGCATAATACTGTTTTTAGTAGCAATTTCATAAGCTCTAAACCGCTTTTCAATATCACCTTTTAGAAGTTCTTTAGTATCAAAGGCAAAATAAAAAGACCCTTTTTCACTTGGTAGTAAAAGGTCTTTATTTAAAGCTGTTTGAAGTGCTGACAAAATCGGCAAGATACAAACTTTTATCCAGTTGTTATACTCTTCATCACTTGCCGTTCCATCTAAAATAGAAGGTGGAACGATAAATAATTTACAGATTTCAGTTGAGTTAGTTTTCTTATTTTCATTCAGTTGCATTTCAACAGATGTACTTGATGCTTCTTGAAATTCTAAACCGTTATTTAAAACAACAACACTTTCAGTATTGTTTTTATAAAGATTATTCCAAGCCTTTTTCAATTCTGTTATAGCATCTGGTGACAATCTGCCCTGAGCTTTTAAAAAACCTTTTTTATTCCCACCTGTTTTTACTAATACATCTTCAAACGCTAGCGAATTATAAGCAACAGACAACATCTTATTACTTTCTTTAATAATTCCTTTGCCTGTTATACCATCTTTAGTTTTTCTGACAAGCTTAACAAACTCAAAATCTTGGTAAGTTGCCCCGTTTACTAAAATGTCGTATTGTTTAAAGATTGGATCTGCATTTGTATTTATAGAGACATTAACACTATCTACAAAGTGTAGACTCTTAACTGAGTTTCTTTCGCGGTTTATATAGGCATATCCAGCACCGCTTAAAAGATAATCTTCAACTAAGGCTTTTTTAAATTGAAATCCGTCTAAAGTATCCTTTGTTTCATCATTCAATAAGATTACTCTGTCATCTTCCTTCACTGCTGTTACTTTACCGCTATCCTCTTTATATAAAAGGATAGGCAAGCTTGCGACAGTATCGGATATAATTCCTACACATGCGCTAACTGCTGGAATATTTAAAGCTTGCTCTTTAGTTATTTCATCTTGCAATATTCCCGCTTGGATAAGAAGTTCATCTAGAGTCATTCTCTCTTCCTGTTCATACTGTCTAAACTCTTTCCATCGTTGAATAAATCCCATAATCTCACCTCCTTCTAGATAACTTGAGCTCCCCATTCACCCTCAGGATTAAAAATAACGTCTTGCTGTAATAGATAAATAGCATTGATCAGACTAACAACCATATCCACTTTACCGTTAGATTTCTTCTTGTTTACGTAGATGTTTTTGTTTGTATCTTCAGTTACTTTTGCATTTTGGAAATTGATTTCAAGAAGTTTGTTTTCCGTGTAATAAAACTCTTTATTTAGGACCTTTTCACGCAGGAGCTTTGTAGCTGGATGGAGAACACTAGAATGTTGTTTTACTTCCACAGTTTTTAATCCGTGACGTTCTAACTTTTGTGCAGTAGATAAACAGTTATATCTGTCATAAGCTACACCAGCAACAATTACATTATGTTTCTCTTCGATTTCCATAATCATAGCTTCAATAAAGCCATAATCTACAGTCATATCTCCACACTTGAAACATTTCCCAGCCTCAATAAACTCAAAGTAATTTATTTTTTCTGATCTGTTTTTCTCTGGTATTCTTTCAGTGGGAACAAAAGCAAAAGACTCTGCATAGATATTTAAGTCTTCTTCTGTCACCATAGAGTAAGAGCAGTTGTCATTTGTCATAGCTAAGTCTAATCCTAGCCATACTTGACGGCCCGACCAATCAAACTCTTCAATTTTACACTTCCGTAAATCCTCAATATTGATGTAAGCTTCCCCGCTATTGCTAGGAAGAAAATGATTCATATGCTTACATAAATACTCTTCACGTTCAGCAGGCTTTTCTATAGCTGTCTTTCTGCTATCCCTAATTTCATTATAATTATCTTCAATACGTAAAGGATTTGCTTGATATAAGCCCACATCATCCCAAAGATGCTCTTTTTCTGCATAATAAAGTAAAGCAAACATACGCTCATCTTCAATAAGTCCACTAAATACTTTCTTAATGTAGTCTAATTCTTCAAGCATAATAGACTTATCCTCTGCATAAGCAGTTGTTAACTTGAAACGTAGAGGGTTTTTAACGTTTAATTGACCGGATTTCATAGCATTTATGTTGCCATAATCCTTAAAAGCTCCCACTTCATCAGCAATAAAAGCACTTGGACGAATGGAGTTATTACGATTTGCTTCTGCTGTTCTCGCTTGATAGAAGCTGTTTGTTAATTTACATTTAACTCTTCCGCTTAATGTTTTAGGAATTGTAAAATACTTTTCAACATCAGGGCTTGCTTCTATAATTTGAGTCATGGCCTTTTTAACTTCACCGGCTAACTCACGATCCAAACAAATAGAATAAAACTCTGAATAATCATCTTCTGTAAGCATTAAGATAATCAGTATCAAAGCACAGATGAAAGTTTTCGCGTTTTTACGGGGAATAAATAAGGTAACATCCCTGTATCTATACCTATCTGGCTGTATATGGAATCTCCAACCAAAGATATTGACAAGAAAAAAAGCCTGGAATCCTTCCAGCCCTTCTAAAATCGACTTACCTATTACACCTAAACCTGTTGCAAAGTTTAATAAAGCAAGTATTCCCTCAATCTTTTCCACTTCTTCTTTATCAAAATAAAAAAGAAAGTCTTCATTTTCTTGCTTTTTTAGATCCTCCAAGAACCATTTACATTGTATTTTTACTTCATTTGGTGCAATTTCTTTCCCACTTAGGACATCATCTGCATACTGTAAAGCTTTTTCTATCATCATTTCTTACCACCGCCTAGAACCTTTAGCAATGGATCTTCTTTCTTTTGCTTATCTTGTACATTTATAGTACCTAGTTTAGCTCTACTCTGTGGAGAAAGACTAAGTTCATTTGTACATCTGAAAAAGTCTTTAGTGTATTTGTCTTTTGCACTCATTAAGCTTTTATCCAGTAATTTTGTTATATCTTTATTAATCATTTTTTCAATTTCTTGCAGCCGATCAATAGCAATAGCGCAGGTCCCAAGAATATAAACATCAAGGTTACCTATTATCCCGCTTGCCTCTAACTCATCTACAATATAAGCAAAAATCCTTTTCTGCCTTGCATTTAAATGACTTGGAGGGGAAACTTTATCGACTCCACCTCTAAGCTGTTCTTCCGTCTGAGTACGAATATCAACTTCTTCTTTTGTTAAATTTTTACTCATGGTCTTAACACTTTTAGTAGGTCTTGCCATTTCCTCACCTCCTAAAAAATTCATTTAGGGAATTTTTATCGAGCGAACCTTCCCCGTTGGTGTATAGCGGGTTTGAGATTTATTTTTTTGAGACCGGGGGGGACTTTAATAATTTATGATTGAAGATTATTAAAACGCGTTATACGCCTTCTCCTGCTCTCTCACGATGTCAATCAGTTCATCACCGCTAATCTGTCCACGCTCTGCCATGTGGTGATGAGTAGAGCATAAACTAATCAAGTAATCATCATCTAACCGCTTCTCCCAGTCCTCATTAACAGGAACAATGTGATGTACTTCAATGTTTGTAAAGTTATATTTAGTTACAGTATTGTATAACTCTCTTATACATATCTGACATAGATGCTTGTCTCTGCTCTTAATATGTTCCCGCTTGTTCTGCCATGCCTTAGTCCATCTGAACTTATCAACATGAGTTACCTTCTTCTTCCGCTTAGGTTTGCTTGAGCATTGGTACTTCCTATCATGAATACCACCACAATAACTACAGCTCTTAAGCATTAGCACACCCCATTATCTATGGTCACCATATACTATCAGGCCTTCACGTTCTTTAAGTAACATTATGTTATCGTTGTTAGGATGCTTAGATACAATCCCCTTGTGATCATCACCGCTATCGAACGAGATACCTGAATCAGATGTAATAGGTATATCACCTTTGGATTGTTGATATTCTTTATAAGCTCTTATACATTCGTCATATGTTTCTTTACTAATTAGATCCTTAACATATAAATCAAATAAGCAACCCACAGTTATATGAACTACATTCTCTTTCACTGCTCATCACCGCTAATCTTTACATAAATAATAATCTTAGGTGGTTTGATAAAGTTACCGTCCTTATCCATTGGTGGCATTAGTATCACCTCTGTTGTGTAATGCATCGTACCCAACCGCTAACATATACGTAACATCATTAGTTGATATATCTAATGCTTTACTTAATGCATCAACCGCTTTGTTATATTCACCGTGCTTACCGTTTATATCTGCAGTTAATCTACATATGCCACGCATTACAGGATCTTCACTACTTAACATATCATCCATTAACTTTAGGTACTCTTGTACTACTGGACGTTTACTCATCGTTTATCACCGCTACGTTCCATATCATTTAATGCAGCAATAGCTTCTTCACTAGACATACCCATCTGACTCATAAGAATATAAACTTGATTAGCTCGTTGTTCAGCTTTAGTAGGTTTATACTCATGAGGTTTAATAGTACCGCTTGTTATTACACTACTACCGAATAATGCAATGCCTCCATCGTTAGGATGTTTAGCTACGATACCTTTACGATCATCACCGCTATTAAATGAAATACCTGCACCTGCAGATGTAATAGTCTTATCTTTAGTAATTGCGTAGTTAATTGTCTTTACAGAAAGAGATGATACTTCTTCATTCAACTTCATAATTGCTTTACCAAATAGTTCCTGTGCTTCCGCTAACTTAGTTGTATCTAAGGTTATAGTAATCTTCATTTCTTCAATAGGTGTACTCATTACTTAATCCCCTTTCCCATTACCCCATCTTTAATTAGATACTTAGAGCACCGCTTGCATAAGACATTGCGTACAGGTTTCTTTGTACCAAGGTTAATAGTTCTGTCTTCCCCACAGTGTCTACATGTTAGTGTCATCTTCATTACGCATCACCATTACACTTATCACAATAGGTAGTAATACTTTCTTCTTCGATATGTTCAAGCGTTGAACCGAATAAGAAGTGTGCTGCATGTTTACGCTTCGCTTCATCTTCAATACTGTTTAGGTATGTTAATGCTTCAACTGGACACGCTTTAGGATTATGATCAATGAACCGCTCAATAGAATCATTAAGCTTAGGACAATCAGCTGCTTTAATTCCATGTGGTTTAAACTTACGCTTATACTTTCTTTTAACCTGAGCAGCTTTTAAATTAGCATGAGCTTTCTTTAATAACTGTACTGGCATTACAACACACCTTCTCTCAGTGACTTTATAAGTGTAAATTCAATTTCACTTTGAATCTTTGAAATAGGGTAATTCTTAAATCGTTGATATTCAGTAGGATTAACAGTATAAGTTCCTCTTACTTGGTTATCCCCAATGTTAAATAAGTAACTGATTTCAAGACCTTCTGTATAATTTGCTACATGACCGTTATCGGAATATAACGCAACATTAGTGAATGCGATATTTTCAATAACAATATTCATTCCCCTTCATCCTCCTTATAGATAATTCATATACGGCTTGTGTACATGCAATATTTAAATGAGTTAGTTGTTCAAGGTATTCGATGTATGACATCATCAGTTAACACCTCTTTGCACATATATCTTTTCACAGACACGCATACCTTTACGATGAGCTTCGCGCATATTCGTTTTAATCTCCCATTCCATTTCAGGAGTAAGGTTAACGCCTAGTTCTCTTAAACGATGCATCAAATGGTTTTCTTGAGCGCACAACGTTCTTAACTTGAAAGGACCTGACATGTTAACCACTCCTTATCTGGACATAAAAAAAGGACACTAACATAATGTCAGTGCCCTTTTGGTCAGTTACTTATAACTAACTTCGATATTATAAAGTTTTATTATTTACTCTTACTGTAGACAAATATGGGCTTTTTCTACAACTTAGATAAATACTATCACTTATTTTGCTAAAGTAATGTATCATTTTCCACGACTCAGAAACAAAATTAGTATAACACCCGTAAATTTTATCACTTTTACACCGTTTGTCTTTTCATGGTGTACATTTTATGTTCTTACAGCTGCGAAGGTCTCTGACATTAACCACGGCAGGTGGACAAAACAGAAACGGTATAACAGTACACAATATGGAAGGAGGTTGACAACACAACGTTTTGACCTTCGCATGTGTAAAAGCATAAAAGAAAGGAAAAAGCTATCCTAGGCCTAGCAAACCAGGATAGCTTCAGTGTATCTATCGACCAGGATAGAGACATTCAAAGGTTAAATCGTCATATTCAAGGGCGGCTTAGAGCAAAAAGAGATAGAAGCTTCTTGCTCTATTGAAGCAAAGACAAAATGAAATATTGGTGTGAGTAATATTTTATTTAAGGTGACAGTAAGAAGATATCCATAATGTACTTTAATGCACTCCGTTAGATCCAAGATTATATAACGTATAAGAACGTTCAATTATTCCCTGGAGTGATTCATTCATAATCGCTTTGAGAGATAGATTATGTGACATTATCCTCTTACCTCCTTCCTGTCTTTGCCTCAATACAGAAAGAAAAGTACCCCGACCGCACAGGGTACCGATAAGAACTAACAACGCTTGACGACAAAGGGGAATTTGTCATGAGTCAAAAGAATAGTGTGCCTTACACTAATTAGTGGTGTTTGCATGGCATAATGTTTCAATTTGAAACCTTATTCGTAAAAAATAATGCCTTTTGCTAAGGCTTTTTCAATTTTTATTCGTGCACGGTACAAAGTTTTTGTTACATCTCCTTTAGAATAACCCGCTAATTCCGCTATATCCTGCTCTGATTTACCATATCCATAAGCTAAGATGTATAGGTCCCGCTCCTTCTTACTCAAAAAATATAGTAGGTCTTCAATTTTATTTTCAAGCATTGTTAGTTCTTCTTCGGTTTTACCCTCTGGCTCTTCTTTTGGTGTATGTAATAAAAAGCTGTTTGGATCAAAGCTTATTTCTTTTTGATAAGCAGCAAGGTTTTCAGCACCCCTTCTATTTCCCGGCCGTCTGCCTGTTTTCATATGTTGGATATCATCCTGTAGCTCTCCAGACATTTCACTAATTTGACTTCGAATAGTTTTAATAGCAGCTAGTTTATCCTGTAATGCTTCTAACATAACAATATCTTTAACTTTTTTAATTTCTTCTTGCAGATCCTTCTGTATTTCTTTAAGTCTCGTATCCTCTTTACGTATAGATGATAATGAATATTCATATTGAACAATTAAATCTCTCATGACTAATTCCCCTTTTACTTTTTACTTCTGTCTAATAGCTCCGCGTCTTCTCTCATAAGTGGAGCGGGACATTCCCATTAATTCTTTAATATCCCGCTCACTTAGCTTTTCTTTAGAGTGAGAAGGAGATTTCTTTTTACCTGAGCGATTTTTCTGTTTAGGCTTGCTATCTTTATAACCCTTGGCCTTTTTCCATTTACCTAACTCATCTTTTATTGTTCCCATCCTAATAACCCTCCGCTTGTCGTTTAAGATTAATAGCATTCTTTTCAAAGTAAGCCTGTTCAATTTGTTCTGGTGTAAATCCAAGCAGTTCACCTAGTCCAATAAAGTGACCAAAAGCTCTCTTCCATGTTGTTGGCATAGGGTTTGCACTTAGTTTACTAAGCCATAAAAAAGTTCGACTGAACTGTTTTGTTGTATCGCCCCACGTATTAGCTTTAATATTACTGTAGACATGTTCTTTGATTTCCATTTCTAATGCTATTGATAAAAAGAAATGTAAACAGTCTACAAATTCTTCTAACAAAGGGTTTTCATAACGTTGTTCTGGTGAATTCCAATATTTCGTATTCATTTCACGTCTGTTACTCCAAAACTTAAATCTTCTCCATTCATTTGCACACTCGCCTAATTCAACTTGTAGAGCTAATAACTTATAGTCAAATAGGTACTGACCATGTAATTTTTTGTCTTCAATAATTAATCCATCTAAGAAACGCTGAGCTTCAAGTAATTTTTCTAAATTCATAACTGTTATTCTCCTCTACTAGTTAACTGGTAAAACCATTCTTTATCATTCGTATCAATGGCCATATTAATAAGGTCTGTATAATCCATTTCAACAATGAGTTTTGTTAGGTATGTTGGCTTAAGTCGGACGGTACGGTACTTTTCAATAAACTTGCCTTTGTTATCCCTTACTAATACAATTTCCGCTAGGCCTGTAGATAAGCTATAATAATCAATCCTTCCTAAACTACCGTTTAACATCTTATTTACGGTATTTCCTATAACAACTAAATCTCCAGACTCTAACATCACTAACACCTCATTTACTGATTGATGAAATAATCCTTTAACAGCACCTTCATAGCTCCATTTACTTCTTCTAACCTTGTAAGGTCATTATTGTCACTTGGAAGGGTAACTGATTTAATGCTTTGTGTAAGCTCATCTATTTCCTTGTCTTTCACTATAATTTGTTCTGTTAATGAGGCATTAGCTTGTAACTGAGAATCGCAAAGCTCTGCTAATGCGTTATATCTTTCTTCCGCTTCTTTATTTTCAATTTCATATAGCTTAACCTGCTTTTCTAACTCTTCATTTGATTGCTGAAGGTTAGCATTTAAAGCTTGTAGCTTATCAAGCTCTTTATTATCCTCCGTTGTCTTATCCGTAGAAAAAGAGGCCTTACCCACCAAAACATCAACTTGATTTTCTTTCTTTTTAAGCTGATCTGTTAGTTCTGTATTAGAATGTTTTAATGCTTCAAAGCCTTTTAATAGCTCATCATGCTTGCGCTGCCATTCTTTACTTTCTTTTTTATGAAGCTCAGATTCTTTTTCCAAAACTGCAATTTTTCCTTTTAAATCGTTTATCTTTCCCATAGTAGGTCTATTTCTTGCTGGCTTTTCTTCAGTAGGTGCCTTAAATGGTTCTTTTTTGGTTTCTTTCATTGCTGACCGCTCCTTTGTTAATTCTGTTAATCTATCACCTAAACGCTTAAGCTTTTCACCATGAGGACAAACAGCACATATAGTAGCATTTACATTAGCGCTATAATGTTCACATGGCTTACAACGTTTATCTAAAACTTGAGTAATTTGATTCATCGTGTTTTGTCGTTCCATACGAATCTTGTTACTGCTCAATTTAATCACCGCTTTCTTGATATGACAGCAAAGCATTCTCCTGTTCCGCAATCATTCGCGTAATAATACGAACGTTTAAACTATCGCCTTTTCTTACGTACTCTTCCTTTAATTCTTGAAGACTTTTAATATGTTGCTGGATTTGAACCTTATTTCTTAGTATCATTTCTTTTTCTCCATTTCTTTTATCTCCGGGAAACCTAATGCCTTAGTAATTTCTTTATAGATAGCGGGACCAACACCCTTAATCTTTGGTACATCATGTATTAACCGCTGTTTAAATATTTGCTGAGCTTCCGCTACACCTTGTATATGTCCTTTTTCAGTGAAGAAATCTTCAATCTGTTGGGTGATTCTCTTTTGAGCTGGTGTTAATCGTTCACCTGGTAGCTTAGACATTTGTTTGAGAAGCTTATTATTATGATCACGCTTCATTTTTCTTTTCATGCTCATATGTTTCACCTCATTTGAGAAAAATAAGGCACCCTTTTGAAACAGGGTGCTTATTATCATTTAGTCTTCATCTTTTTCTACTTGGAATTGTTGAATATCTGCTAAAGGAAAGCTTAATTCATGCATTTATAACACTCCCGTCATTTACTACAACTTTGTAGTTATATTCTTCCGCTAACTTGAACAAATTTTGAGTACTAAGCAAGTCTAATGTTTCCTTTTGAAACCCTCTTCGCATAAGGTATTCATGTACAATATCAATTAGTAAAAGCACACTAAACAACTCCTTTAAGCTTTTAAATAACCTGATTTAACAAATATGTTTCTCCAAGCGGTTTCAACGCTGATTTTCTTTTCTTGGCTGTTAGTAGGCAATCCCGCTTCCCTTCTTACTTTTGCACGTCTTAAGCATTTTTCATGATGAGTAGCTGCCATATTAACACCCCTTAAAGTTTGTAGTTTTCACGGTCTAAAAGATGTAGAACATTTTGCATAATTGTCTTTACTTCTTGATTGTCAGTAATAGACATTAAATTTTGAACGTCCTTAATTACTTGTTTCGTTTCTTCAGACTCTTGATACTTACGAATAACAAGCCCTTCATTTGAGGTGAAGACTTCCATTCTTGCACCTGCAGCTAAACCATAAACATCTCTAAGTTCCTTTGGTAATGTGATACGTCCTAACGGATCTACTTTTCTTACGATACCTGTTGCTTTCATTCTCAATTCCCCCTAGTTTTGAATTTCTTCATATTCATAATTCCAAGCTACTTGAAAAACTTTATCTTCTGGTACTTCTTCTTCAACAAACTCAACAACTTCTTTTTGTTCAGCAGTTTTTTCAACCGCTACTGTTTCTATATAAAGACCAGCTTCTTCCCATCGTTCAGGATAAACACCTAATTCACGAAACTTAATTTGTTTATCTTCAAAAATTGCAATTTCAGCTCTTTTCCCGCTAGGTGTATAAGCATCAAAATAAGCTGGCCCAATATCCTCATATAAGGAAACATTGATAAATCCCATATTCTCTAAGAAAGCAATCTGTTTTCGATACATTTGCTTATCCTCCCACAACAAGACTTACCATCTTGCTAATTACGTAACATATTGGTACAATCTTGTTATCCATTATTTCATCTAGTAGATGATGTTCATTTTTGCTATGGCGGTTTATGTTGTCCTACCTGACAATGTAAACCGCTTTTTATATTTCTAAAACGGGCAAGTAGTTAATTGCTACGTTTAAGCCTGGATAACACTGTTTGCAATTTTCTTTAAAGAATGCATAAGGGATACTTTTGCGACCTGTACCCGCTTGATTCATCCAATAAGTTAACTGATCAATAGTTAGAATGTATTTCTCATCATGAGGTATAAAGTAGATGAGTAAAAAGCTTATCCCTTTTTGTACTTCGACTTTTTTCATGTGTTCATATTGCTCTTTTTTTATATTATTTAGTGGGAATGAAGTCTTATTTTCAGTTTCTTTAGCATCAAACGCTATATGCTTACCTTTTGAAATCCCTACAAAATCAACAGTAGACTTTTCTTTAAAATAGGCCCCATCTATTTCCCTTGTCTTCTTATTTCGCTTAACTTGTATTGGAGTAGCAATCTTATTAATAACCGCTAGTCCTAGTGAATCGTAACGTAAGTTAGACTTTATAATTTCCGCTTCAAGATTCATTCCACGGTTTACATGAGAAGTACTTTTGAAGTTATTCACTTCTAAACCTTCTTTCTACCTCAGATGATACAAAACATAAAAGCACTAATGGACATTCTTTATCATGTTTCAAGATACACTCCAGTTGCTCTAACGTTGCCTTTTCCCATTGAATCATTTTCTTTTCCCTCTCATACCTTAGCGCAAGAAGCCTTTAGATGTTCTTTTAACTGTTTTCCTATAAATTCTGTATAGGCAGGCGGAATAGCTTCTGCAAGTTCGCTTCTATTCATCCAATCGATGCCTCCCATAGCAAAACCCCAATATAATGTAATTTGCTTGGAATTAAGGCCCCTGACACCACCGTTACCACAAATCGAAATACTTCCATCTTCCCCGACACCGTTACCCGCTGCTGGAGTTTTCATTTTCTTTCTTGGCTCTTCTGGTTCACTTAAGGGAATGTTACTTTCAAACCATCTTTCCCGTTGTGTATAAAGGTTTTTAAATTGAGAACCATACAATTTCAAAGGGTTTATTAAAGGTGAACCCGCTACATTTTCAATAACATAAGGTTTTCCTGTTGCTATAAGCAATTCTCTTGTTTCAGGTATCAAATCTAAATGATCACCATATTTACCGCCATTTCTTGCCTCTGATAATCCCCTTGCTTTACTATGTGCTTGACATGGTGGGCTTGCTGCTATAACTGCAAACTGATTGATAAAAGCTTTATCTTTTAATATTTCAAGAGCATCAGCTTGGAAAAATTCAAATGGATAGTTCGGCTGAGGGTTAATATCAACTCCTACTACCTGAAATCCGGCTTTTGCGTACCCGGCCGAACATCCACCAGCTTTGCAATATAAATCTAATAATTTTGGTTTCATAGTATTTTCCTCTCGTATATCTCTAAAATTTCTTGGTACTCTTCAAGATGATTCGTGAAATCCGCTGTATCATTTCAAATAGCAAGCTCCTTCAGTTCACCTTTACGATTAACAATTTCAAGTTTATGAGGTAGGTTTTTAACTACTAACCATTCCGCTGGATTAAGTCCTTCTTCACTCATTCTTACTTTTTGCGCCTTACTTGGTCTTTTACCATTCTTCATATTGACCACTCCTATAAGGTTTTATTTAACTTGTGAAACATTTTATCTATTTGTTCTTCAGTTAAAGGTTCTTTATCAACCCAGGTATGAGATATGTTATCGCGCCTGATATTGAAATGTTGAAACCTTTCTTTAAGCTCATGTACATTGTTAAATCCACCGTCATAGCCAATCACATGTCCGTTATCATCTTCATAAAAACAGCGGACTGTAAAATGTTTCACACTGAAATTACCATGTAGCTGCGTGTAATTGCCTTTTGAATCTTTTCACGTAAACCGTAGGTGCTCGGATCAACTAGCCCGCTTTCAATACGAAACACTGTTTCAGCTGAAACATCCATATTCTTAGCAAGTTCTTGGCGGGACATATTATATACTCTTCGTAGCTCCCGAACCTCTTCACCGAATAACTGACGTGCTTTCATTGCTTTTTCAGTTTGCTTAACATGCCACATAGAAATTTTAGAAGTTGCCATGTCTTTCACCTCGATATGAAAATTTGAATTTATTACTTTATTAATCTAGTAAAAGGATCATACTGACCACTTGATGTTATGTAATACATGTTCTCTTCTCGCTTAGTGGTTTTAAATACTTTAGTTGCAGTTACCGCTAAGATAGGATTTTGTTTGTAATCAATGTCTTGCTTATGTTTCGTAAAGAAAACCGTGATTTTTTGACCATTTCTAAATCCTTCTGCTATTTTTGCTGTTTCTTTCCAAGTAATCACCTTACATTTAAGCACTCTTTCGAACATTTCAGACGTTGTTTTCATTATTTCAACTATCATTTCGTGCCTTTGACCGTATTTCGTAGAACAGATGTTCCCATTTGAAACTATTTTACATAAATGAAAAAATTCTTTTTGCATTTAGCAATTCACCTTTTCTTAGTTTCGTTTTGAAACATTAAAGATAAAAAAATTAACTATTGAACAATTCATCAAGACTTACACCATAAAATTCAGCAATTTTCTTCGCTTCGTTTATGTCTAATCCTCTGGTTCCATTTTCTTTATGTGTGTACGTAGACCTTGACATACCTAGCGCTGTAGCGATTTGCTCATGTGTAAGATTTTTCTTTTTACGCATCTTGTACAACTTTTCATACTTAAGACTTTCCAATTCAATCACCCTTTTGATGTTACAAATTGAAACATTTATACTATTATATTATCCTTTATAGGAAAAAATATCAAGTGTTTTTTTCAAAAAAAATATGTTTTTTGAAACATTTGGAGTTGCAAAACGTAACATAATTATAGATAATATATATCAGGAGGGTGATAATTAATCATGAATACTGAAGAGCTAAAGAATATAGTAGGGAATAGGATAAGTGAAAGGAAACAAGAGTTAGGACTTCGGGATGAGGATATTGCTAAACAGGTTGGTGTTAACCGTTCAACTGTTACAAACTGGATCCGCGGGAAAAGAGCGCCCGGCAACACAAAAATTTCTCTCCTTGCAGATGCATTAAAAACATCTACCGATTATTTAAACGGAAAAACTGACAATCCCCTCCCGAATAATAACGATGTGAAGAACATCGAAGAACTACTTATAAACGGTGATTACATTCACAACGGCCAAGTAGTTGATCAAGAAACTAAACAAATGTTCTTGAGAATATTAGACTCTATAATGGTAAATAACGAATCACAAAAGCAATAGATAATAATATATTAGTACCTCATCTGATTTAGTTTGATATCCTATAATTATAAATGGTAATTTTTACTTACAATAGATTATATTTCTTATACAATAAACTAACTTAACTTAATTTAACTTACCTTAAGCAAATGTATTAATAAAAAAGAGCAGCTTGTACAGCTGCTCTTTTCTTATATATTCAATAGTGTTTCCAGTGATTTTAATTCTTCTTCAGTACCAATGTTATAAGTTCGCATATCATTTACCAAACTTACTACATCAAGACAGCCATTTGTTGCATATTTATTTACGTTAACGCCCTTCGCTTCTAAGATTCCAATTACTCCACGTCCAAATGCCCCTACAAATGTGTTTTTTCTCATCACTAGATCCACCATTCCTTTTCTTTCGTTTTCTTTTTAATTGTTTTCTATATTCAGTGTTCTTTCAGGATTTTTTTAGTTTTGTATCAAAAAAATCAAAAAACTAAAATTCCCTAAATATTAATAAAGGCACCATTCCACTACGGGAATGATGCCTTTTAATATTCAGTTTGATCAAAATACTCCTGGTCGATAGAAAATAGGTGGTTCATCACTTACAATAGCAACCTCTTTTATTTGCGCTGGCTTAGATGCATCTTGAACACCTGTTGCAAATGCAAATGCTGCTGTTGCTAATGCTGCAATAGCTAGTACTTTTTTTAGTGTAATTTCCACAAGATTCACTCCTATTTTCTTTATACTTATATGTTACAATAAATTGGGAAATGTTTCAACCTGAAACCTCCAATTCGTCACAAAAAATTAGAATTTTATTGAAGATATTTGTAGAAAAATCCTCATGTCTAGGTAATTCATATTCATTAGTGGAAATTTTCAATAAAATTAACTGCCAATCTTGAATAGTGAAAGTCTCCAGCGTTATGAAACATATCCTTTGCCCTTTCCATCAAGCTTTTATCATTCAAAGCTAAGGCTTTATAATACATGACAAACTCACATATTTCTCCATCTCGTTCTTGGAGAGCGTTTAAAATTTTGACCGCTTCCTTACGATCTTCTTCATTTCCTTTTGCAAGGTAATGTGCATGTTCATCTTCTGCTTGTAAATAAAGACCTTCAAATTGTTTATGATGAATATGAACGAAATCATAGGTTGATTTTATATTAACCTTCCAGCCTTCATTACTATCAAAATACCCTTTGTCCATCATTTCAACAGCTTGTTTAATGTAGTAAGAGCTTTTTTCGAAATCATCTAAGGCGTAAATTTCACTTAAACAAATCAAAGCATGAGTGTAGTAAACAGGGAAATGTTCAAGTACCTTTTCATCTTCTATCATCTCATTTGCTATCTTTGTGCATTCATCATACTTCTTAGCTCTTGTACCGATGTACAGAAGCACTATTTTTATACGCATTTCATAAGCCATACGCAGATAATCATTTTCTATTTTTTCTAAGTGTTTTAATAAATTTTGTCCTAATGACCATACCGACCGATAACTTCTCATGTAGATATACGCATACATGCAGCTGATCTTCAGCATAACGTGTTTCCCTGCATCCATTCCTTTGAAATCCATCATCATATCTTGTGTTCTGTCAAAGAAATCATCTATATTTACTTCTCCAAGTAACCGATGTAATTGCAATTCATAAACATCTGTCATAGTAACATGCTCATCTTCTTCGTTTTCTTCTTCTTTGGCATTGTTTATTAGAAGCTCTAAAACTTCGGTATCTCCATTGGCATAGGCCCATTCCATTGCTTCAATTTCGGCCTTAGTTTTAGCTGCTCTACAAAACCTTCTAATGAAGTCGTGGTGATACTGTCCAAAAACTATTCTCGTAAGTTGAATAAATCTCATGTATTCAATCTTATATTTACGGTTGAACATATTAGACACAGTAGCTGGAGAAACGCCAAAAAGCTTTGCAATATCGCCTTTTTTTATGCGTCTCTTCTTCATTTCAGCATCCATAATATTCAGCATCCTTTGGATATCGTCCATTCACTCACCGCCATATCCAACTCTAGGAGTTGTACTTTTATTCTGATTCTATATCCTCCGGTCTAAAAAAGCAATAGTAAAGTAAAATTTTGTATGGAATTTTTCACATGATGTGCTTACTAGTGTTAAATTATGTTATATTAGGACATAAGAAACTTTGGCGGGGGACTAATAGAATATGGCGATTAAATTTATCTTAAAAGAGACATTGGACTCTATAGGTGTTACACCTAACCGTTTTTCTACTTTATCACAAGTGAGAAATAACACGATCTATGATATGATTTATAATGATACAAAAAGAATTGATGTAAAAAATTTAGATAGCATTGTAAGCACGTTAAACGCACTGGCAAAAGAGAAAGGTATAAAAAAGAAGTTCAGTTTGTCGGATGTTGCAATTTGGGAAGATAAGTAAGTAATATTTTTTACTTGCTTTTTCACGAAATGAGTTGCAAAACGAAACATAAAAGTTTATAATGCTCTTATATAAATATATTATTCAATCAAATTTTAAAAATAAAAATAAACAGGAAAAAACCCTGAATCTCCGATAACTTTGGCGAGTCGAAGAGAAACAGGGTTTACGGAAGCTTAAACACACTACGTATGTCTAAACATATTAACTTGTGAATAGTTATATGTTTATTCTACCGAAAATGGTTCGAAAATGCAACATTTTTCCCATCTTTTCTAGGTGTTTTAAGCTTCCAACTTATAGGAGGCTTTTTATTATGACTAAAAAAACTAATGTTCAACAAGGTACTAAGATTACTGGGAAACAAGCAAACTCCAATCGCTTCATTCAATTAAATGAATTTCTTCTCTTTGATCCACTCTATAGCTCGATGCCAGAAAAAGCAAAGCTACTATACTCATTTTTAAAACACAAACTCCAATACTTTGAAATGCAAACAGAAAACCACGAAAACGGAATGGAAGAAACTAAATCCTACCGTGATGATGAAGGTTACATTTATTGCATTGCAGATAATACAGAACTTGAATACATTTTAAATTGCGCAGAATCTACTCTTATCCGTGTAAAGAAAGCTCTTGCTGAATACGGCCTGCTTTTAGAAGTACCGACACAAACTGGTGCAAATCGCCTTTACGTTTTAGAACCAGCTCAGTTAACTGATCACTGGATGTATATCGAAGAGATTAAAACATTACGTGCTAAGAAAAAAGAATTGAACAAAGAGAAAGCTGCTAAACGTACTAAAAAGGTGTCTGATCTTGGTAACTTGCAAAATGAAAGTCACGGTAACTTGCAAAATGAAAGTCACGGTAACTTGCAAAATGAAAGTAAAATTAAATCTAATTCTTTTAAATCTAACTTAAACTCTAAAATTAAACATAATCAATCTATCTCTACTGGAGAAAAGATTAATAGCCTGAACATAAGTGATTCCATCAAGAGTTATTTACATAAAAACCAAAACAGACTGACTGACACTATTTTAAATATTGTTCAATCTGTTTTTAATATGAATCTAGTAACAGATGATTCTATCTTTATTGAGA